CACCTTGGTTCGGGATTAGCTGAAGGTTCCGGACACGTAGGAGTTCGGACGCTTGACGATCAGCGCCGAGCGCTTCTCCGCACGAACCGCCACCAGGTTCAACTGGAAGAAGTTCGCGTGCTCGGTCGAGATCTCGACCTGCATATCCATGCGGTCGCGAATCTCGGCTGCGGGTGCAGCTCCGGAGCCCACAAGGAAACTACCCTGCGCCATCGAGGTGGTCGAAACCACGTCGAGGTTCCAGATGGACGGCCGTACCGCCGCCTGGGGGTCGCCCAGAATATAGCGGCCGTACGCATCCTTGGTCAGGCGGATCGCCCACCAGTCCATCGTGTTGAGCACAATGAAGGTCGGATTGAGTTCCTTCGAGCGCGCGATCTGGCTGATCGCATGCCCGAGCTGGTCGATCTTGTTGTCACCGCCCAAATTCAGGGTGGTGTCGTAGGTAGCAGCCTGGGTGATCAGGCCGTGCAGGTTCTCGCCGGTTCCATCGCCGGAGAGCATCTGCTGCTCTTCCTCAAGATTCACGTAGTACGGCAGGGACGAATTGATGTACCCGGCAAGCTCCGTGAAGTCGTCGAGGATCTGCTTCGACGCGGGGATGAACGCGGCGATGGTGCGCACCTTCTCCGAGGCGCTCGCAAACGTCACGGCGCTCTCGTTGATGGCGTTTCCTTCTGCCGTCACGCTGCCAGCGCCGGCCGTCACCGTGAGCGCGACCGGACCTGCAGTTGCGGTGGCGTTGATCGAGATGGTGATGGCGGCGGCGCCGGTGATGCTTGCGATGACCGCGCCGGCGGGGATTCCAGCACCAGATATCGGCTGGCCGATCTTCAGTCCGGACGTGCTGACCGAGAGCGCAGTCACGGCCTTGCTGGTCGCCGTCGTGCTGCCCGTCATTGGGATGGCGTACGAGGGAGCCCCCGTTACCTTCACAAAATCGATCAGCGCCAGATTCGTCGGCCGCGCGACCAGCAGATCGCGCACCCGGAGACCCTGACGGGCTTCCGCCGTGATCCCGTTGATCCGGTCGATCTGCATCACACCCGTGGTCGCGAAGCCGACCGCGGACTCGCTGATGGTCGTCTTGCGCTCGAAGCGGTTGGACTTGACGGTAAACGAGGCGCGGCCCGAGCGGTCCTTGATCAAACGCGCGACGTTGTCATTTTCCTTCAGTTCCTGCTCGAGCGGCTTCTCGTTGCCGGAGTTGTGCTTTTCGACCATCTTCAGGTCGATCGCGTCGATCTGCTTCTGCAGCTTCTCAACAGAATCCTTGGTTTCGGTGAGCATCGTGCCGAAGCTCTTCTTTTCTTCGGCGGCCTTGTCGACATAGCCCTTCAGTTCAGTCTGGAGGGTAGACAGCTGGTCCTTCAGTTCCATGGGGGAACTCCTTGTGGAGATGGGGTGGGTGGAGTGATTCGTTGAGTTGATCCGCGGGGAGTTCTACGCCCGCAGCAGCGCCCTCATGGATTCGAGGGATTCAACCGCCGAGTGGAGTTCCGGCTCGGGCTTCTGTTTGGCTGCGGCTGCAGATTTCGAAGTGGCATCGTCGTCTTCCTCTTCGACGTCATCGGCTTCGTCATCGATCAGTGCATCCATAATGTCCATGGCAGACTTCATGTGCTCGTGGGCTTCGCCGAGCGAACCCTTGGTCGCCGCGCTCAGCTTGCGGCCTTCCTTGGTCTCGTGGCGCTTCGCCGACCAGGACTTTGTGTCCATGCCGTACACCTCGGCCAGCACGTCAAGATATTGCGGCAGGTAGTCCATGTACGCATTGCAGAACTGCTGGGTGACCGTCGCGGCGGCCGTCACCATCTCCTCACGACTCAGGTTGCCGTCCCAGATGGCGTCCTGCAGCGCATCCTGCAGCGCGCCGATCATCTGGTAGCCAGCCGCCATAATCTGCCGCTCATTCAGCTCCTCGTTGAAGTCGCCCTTATTCTCACGGCGCGATTTCACGTCACCGACCAGGGCGAGAGTATTCATCGGGAAGGTGACAACGGACCCCTCCCAGAGCCGGATCTCCTTCAAGTGCCGAACTCCGTCGATCACCTGCGCCTTGATGGGGTCATAGCCGATCGAGAGTCCCTTGACCACCTTCGCCTTGAGCAGCAGGTAGGCTTTCTTCGCCTCGGGGATCTCCAGCAGCAGTTGCCCCTTGCACGCCAGGCCTTCGGACGTGTCCTCGAGCGCCAGCTCGCCAATCGGGCAGTCGGTCTTATGCTGCCACAGCATGGGTACCTTGCTGCCGTTTTCCTGTAGCGTCTTGGTGAAGGCGCCGGGCTCGACCAGGTCGCCGCCATCGTCGACATTGCTATACGGCGAAAGCATCCCCTCGAACGATCCGTCCTCATTGAGCGATTTGACCGCCATTCGGAATTGACGCTGCTTGTTTTTCATCTGCTCTCCCTTGACTTCTTGCCGACGACCTGGACGCGGGCCGCCGGCGTTGCGCCCTGCATGTTCTGCACGGGCGCGAGATTGACCTGAACAAAGTGCTCGTCGCCGCCATCGATCGGGTTTAGACCCTCAGACCCTCGGACTTCGTTGATGCATTCGATACCGTTCTGCAGCATCGTCGCATAACCCTGCATGCGCGCCTGGAAGTCGGCGCGGAGAAGGGCACTGAGATCGTGCCGGAAAAAATAACCCTGATGCTTTTCCTCCGGCGTAAGAACGCAGCGCCACAACTCCTGCTCCCATCGCGTCAGGTGCGTCATCAGCGTGAAGCGCACAAACTGTTCCGCCAGGGACTCGATGTTGGAAAACGTGGCATGCGACAGATCGCCGACAAGGGTGGGAAAGACAGAGAACCATCGGCAGATATCGGGGATCGTGAACTCGCGGCTTTCGATGAGCTGCGCATCCTTAGCCGAGAGCCCGATCTGCTCGTACTCAAGGCCCTGCTCCAGGATTGGCGGCTTGTGCGGGTCCGAGTAAGTCTTCTCCCAATTCGCTGCGAAGCGCTCATAATCCTTGTCATCCTTGAACTTGTTCGGATGCTTGAGCACGTACGGGATACGTCCCCCCCTCGCGTAGAAGTTCGCAACATTGCGCTCCTGGGCGATTGCCGTCCCCAGCGACTGACGCGCCATGGTGATCATGCTGTAGCCCCGAACGCCATCCCAGCCGAGGCCGCGAAGATGCAGGATGTCCTGCGGCTTGCCCCTTTCGACGGTGTAGGTCTTGTCAGCCTGATGCTCCTCGCGCACCACGTAGATGAGCCGCTTCTGCCCGGTTTTCTCGCGGTCAGGGAATACCATCTGGGGCTGAAGGGGATAAAACTCCAGAGCCTCGCCCGTTCCGGACCGCCGCGCGATCTTGGCGAACCCATTACCCTGCAGCACCAGGTGCGACGTCAACAGCTCTGTGAATGTCTGGGTTGTAATCTCCTCGGACGGGGCATATTTCAGCGCCGTGTACAGGGGCTTACCTATCGCCATATCCTTTATGTTGCCGTTCTCCCGCATCATATTGACGGGCAGGAAACCGACAGACTCGGAGATGATCTTGTTGCAGGCCCAGACGGTGCTGAGCCCCATGGCGGTGTCGGTGGAAACCGGCTCGCCAGACCACGCCGGGAGGCCGCCCGAGAGGGCGTTATAGATGCCGTAGTACCCATTGCGGGCATACCATCCAGCGCTGATCGTATCGAACGAAAACGCGGCAGCCTTCTTCGCGCGGCCGAGCGCGCTCTTGATTCCTTTGAACATCAAGCACTCCTAACAACGGGTGAAATGTAGGCGGATTCCAGTGCTAACGCCGCCGGATATTGCGCGAGAAAAAGCGCGATTGCGGCATCGATCTTGTCCTCGGGCTTCTTCTTGTCTGGCATCCGGTAGTTTCCGGCGCCCGACTCCGAAGTCATCACATTCGATATGCACCAGGTAAGCACCGGGTGACCGTCATGGTGGAAGCGGCCATCGTAGACCGCGCCCTCTAATTCCTTCATCGCCGGGCTGGGCGGCATCTCCACCCTTGTCGCTCCGGATATCTCCTCGACTCGCTGTGACCACTGGTCCGCGTACCGAGCGTCATACGCGAGTTGCCGAACGTCATTGCGCTCGATGTCCCCGACAACATCTGCCTCGAGCAGGCTGTAGTCGATCGACGCCCCGCGCGTCGCGGTAAGAAATCCGCCTTTGACCCATTTCTGATAGTGCTGATTTTGAGGTTCCTGAACGCGCTCCTCGGGAAGGTAAGCACGCGTCAGCGCATAATAGTGTGGCTTGTCGCCCTTTGAATCGTCGCGATAAAGTCGGACACAGGCCGCCAGGTCGAGCTTGGACGCAAGATCCGATCCGATCCAGCACGGCAAATGTTTGACTAACTCCTCCTGCTGATCCTTGAGCTCCTGATCGAAGCATGCTCCCCAGAAAACCATATTCATCCAGTTTCCAGAGCCCCCGGCCCAGATGTTGAGATACTTGGCCTTGACCAGGTTTGCCTTCGCCGGATTGCGGATCGCCGCCTGAATGTCGAGCTCAATTGCCTCTCTGTCGTTGGAGATTCCCAACATGGGCTGGGCCATCTGCAACGCTTCTTTCGTCGTCCATTCGACGGTTTCATCCGCGCAATGGATAAGCACAAACCACCGTTCATTCGGAAGCGTTCCTTCCAGAACCTTTTCCGCCTCATCCTGCAGCGCATGGCAGGGATTTTCGGTCGACCCGACGCCCGCGGTAGAGACGACGAAGATCAAAGAACCGGAGCGCTTCGAAGCTCCCGTCTTGTAGGTGTCGTAGAGCTCGGGGTTGAGCGCTTCGTGATACTCGTCAAGGATGGCGCACCATACAGAGGCGCCATCGCCGGGTTTTTTACATAGCGGGATAAAGCGTGAACGTGTTCTAAGCTGATAGATCGCCCGCGAGGATGTCTCGATCCCAAAGCGCTCACGAAACGCCGTCTCCTGGTCGATCATCGCCTTCGCGGGACGGAAAACCTCCATCGCCTGACGCATGGAGTTCGCGCCACAATAGACCTCGGCGCCGGGCTGGCCGGCAAAGAAGGCCATGATGACGCCGACCATCGCGGCGAGTGGAGACTTCCCCGATCCGCGAGGCATCAGGATGAAGGCTTCGCGGTATTTACGGACCCCGGTTTCGCGGTCGACCCATCCAAAGATCGACGCGAGGATGAAGATCTGCGCATCTTCCAGGACGATGCGCTGGCCCTGTTTTATTCCTTTCTCGTGTCTATACTTGCTTGCAACGTCGCAGGCGAAGTTCACCCAGGCGGCATCGAACACCCATCGCGCGGAGCTGTCGAGATCAGTGAGGTGTATCCCGCACGCCAACCGCACCCACTTCGAAGCGCAGATCTGCCCCTCTGCTATTGCACGCGCGTAGCGGGTGGCGCGGGAGGCGTAGTCAAGTTGCTCCATTCATCGCTCTCCGT